CGAAACTGCAACTGGTGGCTGGTCTCGTCTCAACCACGAACTCTACCGCTCCCATCTACTCTGCTCATTCATTATGATTGACTGGAGAAGTTTCGACAAATACGTTCCGCATGAAGGCATCACTGATGTCTCTAATGCGACCATGTCTTACATCGACTTCAACAACGGCTACATGCCTACTGTTGACTACCCCGATACCCAATCTACTTGGACAACTGAAAAAGCCGACCGCTTACGTCGACTCTACAATTGGACCAACTACGCTTATCGTCACACACCCATCGTCCTTCCCGACGGCACGCTCATTGTTCGAAGATTCTCAGCTCTTCCTTCTGGCTTGTATACGACTCAATATTATGACTCGTTCTGGAATGTTATCATGATATCCACTATTCTCATCGCACTCGGCTTCGACCCCGCCTCCTGTATTATCAAAGTACTAGGTGACGACTGTCTCATTCGCCTATACGTATGTATTCCTCCACGTATGCATGATGAATTCCTCATCCGCATGAACGATCTCGCTCTCTACTATTTTGGCGCTCCTATCAGCACCGAAAAGTCTAGCATGACTAACCATCTGAACTCGACCTCCATCCTATCGTATCAGAACCACAATGGTCTTCCCATTCGTGACGAAGTCTCGCTACTCTCCAAGCTGTACCACACAGCTAGCAGATCCCCCACCCCGTCTATAACCATGGCCACCGCCATCGGTATTGCCTACGCTAACTACGGCCACTCACGTACCGTTTACAACGTTTGCAAAGACATCCACACTCACTACGCCTCTCAGGGCTACACTCCTGACGCCAAAGGTCTGAAACACGCTTTCTACCTTGACCCTCATTCGCAAGAATCAATTGATCTCTCATCGTTTCCAACACTTACTCAAACTATGCAGTCTTGTTTCAATATGAACTATGTAAATGAACAAACCTACAATCGCTTTTATCCGCGAAGTCACTTTCTCAGTGACTTTTAAGATTGCCCGACCGGCATTTTTAACCATGTAATTCTCTATCTCAAAAAATCACA